TTACGACCCTGATCGCTGGAGCCAGTACTTCCGTCCCGCAGGTGTGTCAGCACCCGCAGGTGGTACTAAATTACCGGCAGGCTCGGTAGATGACGATGGATCTGTGCAGAAGACCCAGACTCCCTTGGATCCAAGACCAGTAAGTGCTGATCACAAGATCCCCAATCCTGAAGCAGGATTGTTGGCCGATGATGAAGTACCCGTGGCCACAGCACCGGTGGTGAAACCCGCTGCCAGTGGACAGAACGCCCAGGACATCCTGGCCATGATCAGGGCACGCCAAGCCAAGACCTGATGTTTTGTCCTTTAGATGTAGAACTGTTTCCAGAAAATTGCAGGGTGACGCATTTGTCATCCTGCGATCAATGGATCTACTGGATCCAGAAAAATGGCAGTTCAAGTCTGCGTAAAGAAGAATTCAATGGTGCCATGAGTTACCGCAATCACGACATTGCCTCTCTGCCCATAGTAGATATCTATATCCGGAATGCCCGGGCAAGATACATCAGCGGAGTACATACATATCTAGAGTTTTTCCAAAGAGATCATCCTGAATTAGATAGTAATACTGCATTGTGGTTTGTTAAAAGATACAAATTTCTTAATCGTCATTTCTTACCACAATTTTTCTGGTTGGTGAATCTGTCAAGATACCTAGCCCCTGATGCACAATTGAGAATCAGAAATCTCAATGATCTCAAACATGCTACCACATATATGGAAGGTCCAGAAATAAACAAATTGTCTCAGGACTTTACAGAAAAATTATTATCTGACGATCCCAATATGGAACTGTGGTTTTTTGTGGATCAGATTTTGTTAGATCTTGCTGGACACACTCTTACATGGTCACAGCTTTTAGAGCATTATCAAACAACGCATTCCGATACTTGGGATTTGATGATATCTAAGTTACCTCAAATCATACAAAATGTATTGCCCAAGACTTGATCATTTTGTCCGTTTCAATTCCAATGGTACTGTGAGTCGTTGCGGACACATGATCGAGGCTCCGCAGTTTAGTACTCTTGAGGAGATGGAATCCAGTTTTTGGTTGCAACAGGTAAAACACCAGATGTCTCAAGATCAATGGCCTTTAGAGTGTGCAAGATGTCAAGAGACTGAGCCTAACAGTGTTCGAATGTACTCCATTGAATTGGACAAGCAAACGACTCAACAGGATTATTTGCAGGTAAGTGGTGTATTGGATAATCTTTGCAATGCAGCCTGCTTGACCTGCGACGAAAATTTAAGCACAAGGATAGGTAGCCTTAAAAGCCGGACATTTCCTATCATCAATAATTTCAGTAGTTTTTTATCATTACCACAGGATCGCATAGTGCATTTGGATATAAATGGAGGAGAGCCCAGTTATAGTAAAAACTACAAGGCCATATTGAAAAATCTACCTCCTAATCTACAGACTCTAAGACTCAACACAAACTGCAGCACGGTGCTTACAGAATTGTCGGATATCGCTGATCGCGGCATTAAAGTCACAGTCACTGTCAGCTGCGATGGAATTGGTCCGGTGCATGAATTGATGCGTTGGCCCATACCCTGGCACACATTTCTAAACAATCTAATGATATACCGATCCATGCCAGTGAAATTAAATTTATGGACCACGGTTAGTGTTTTGAACGCGGAAGATCTAGCTAACATCCAGTCCTTTGCTCATGAACACGGCATCGATCACAGCTATGCCTATCTCAAAAATCCCTGGCAACTCAGCGTAGATAATACAGATACTCTGGCACGTGATGAATACATACGCAAGCAGAAACAACTGCGGGATATCATATGAAGATAGCAATCACCGGACACACTGCAGGCATTGGCCGATCTCTGGCCAATAGTTATAGTTCTCGTGGACATGAGATTGTTGGCCTAAGCAAACGTAACGGTGACAATATCCGTAATATTATGAAAATATCTCAACAGATTGAACCCTGCGACATGTGGATCAACAATGCACAGGATGGATTCGCACAAACTGAATTGTTGTTTGAAATAGCTAGAAGATGGCAAGGCACACGCAAACATATCATGGTTATTTCTACCATAATGACACAACAACCCTCGAGTTCTTTGCCGGGACTTGACATGGATCTCTATCGTGTACAAAAAGTTGCTTTGGAAGAATCCGTACGCCAGATCCGTAATCGACATCTTAGAATCAACTTCACTTTGGTCAGACCCGGCAACATAGCCACAAGTGCAGATAAAACAGTGCCGCCCGCTGCTGATGTAGATCGTTGGGCCGAAACTCTTGTAAAACTATTTGAGACAACCGACCCCGACCTTGTTATATCAGAAATTTCTTTGGCTCCAAGACCAATATGAATGCGAAACAGATGCTGACCAATGGTGTGTTCTGCCCTATGCCATGGACTGGATTAATGTACAACTTTGACGGCACAGTAAAGAACTGCATACGTAGCGCAGGTCAACTGGGCAATATTCGCGACGCTGCCATTGAGCAAATACTTTCCGGTCCGGTTAATACACAAACGCAACAGAACATGCTTCAAGATCAACCAGGATCTGATTGTTATACCTGTTACGATTTAGAAAACGGCGAGAAAAATTTTAACATTATCAGTGATCGAATTTTCTACATAAGAGAATTGAAACATGTGCCAGCGGATACCTATGTAACCGGAAATCATGATCTCAAAACGATTGATGTGAGATGGAGCAATCTCTGCAACTTTGCCTGTGTATATTGTTCTCCACAATTCAGTAGCCAATGGGCCAGTGAATTGAACATTCATCCTGTACGTCCTGATTCAAAACAAATACAGCACTTGAAAGATTACATCTTCAGCCATGCTGCCAATCTCAAGCATGTGTATCTTGCTGGAGGTGAGCCACTGTTGATGAAAGAAAATCTAGAACTGTTGGAACTTTTAAAAAAACACAATCCCATGGTAAATCTTCGGATCAATACCAATCTCAGCAAGGTGGATACCAAGATTTTTGATTTTATATGCGGATTTAAAAATGTGCATTGGACTGTGAGCGTGGAAGCCATGGCCGAAGAATTTGAATACATCCGGTATGGCAGTGTATGGCAGGATTTTTTGAACAACCTCTCGGTAATCCGTGATCTAGATCACAAGATTTCATTTAACATGTTGCATTTCCTCCTGAATTATCGCAGTATTTTCCAATGCATCGATTATCTTAGATCGTTAGGATTCCATGCCAATAGTTTTATAGCAGGTGCTTTACTAAGCCCTCTTCACCTAAATATCAGACATTTGCCAGATTATGTGCTAAAATCAGTGCAAGATGAATTGGAATCTCGCATCAACGATCATCCTGGATACCTATTAGAACAGAGTTTGGGTAATTTGTTGCACCATATACAGCAACCTTTTGAACGGAATCTGATTGGGTCGCTGGAAAGACTCGCCATCATGGATCAACGCAGGAACATAGACAGTAAACAAATTTTTAAAGAATTATACTCATTACAACAAGGAAACAATCATGGCTAAACCATTTGACGTAAGCAAATTCCGAAAGGAAATAACCAAATCAATCGATGGACTCAGCATTGGTTTCAACGATCCCACAGACTGGATCTCCACAGGTAACTATGCCTTAAACTATCTCATATCCGGCGACTTCAATCGCGGCATCCCTTTGGGCAAGGTTACTGTGTTTGCTGGTGAGTCAGGAGCAGGCAAGAGTTACATCTGTTCCGGCAACATCATCAAAAACGCACAACAGCAAGGCATCTTCGTTGTGCTGATCGACTCTGAGAACGCCCTGGATGAGGACTGGCTCAAAGCCCTGGGTGTAGATACTGATGAAAAGAAACTGCTGAAACTTTCAATGGCCATGATCGATGACGTGGCCAAGACTATCAGCACATTCATGCAAGATTACAAGACCCTGCCCGATGGTGAGCGTCCCAAAGTCCTGTTTGTGATTGACTCTCTGGGTATGTTGCTCACACCCACGGACGTGAACCAGTTTGATGCAGGTGAAATGAAAGGCGATCTCGGTCGCAAACCCAAAGCACTCACAGCCTTGGTACGTAACTGTGTGAACATGTTCGGTAGTTACAACGTGGGCTTGGTATGTACCAATCATACCTATGCCAGCCAAGACATGTTTGATCCTGATGACAAGATCTCCGGCGGACAGGGCTTTATCTACGCATCTTCAATCGTGGTGGCCATGAAGAAAATGAAACTCAAAGAAGAT